ACAATGAGCGATTACATGGCTTGCAACGCTATGTTGACGGTGAGTATTGGGATTGTAAACGAATGGTACAGACATTCGGTAGGTGTGCTTTGTGCGGATTCTGCTTGGTTTTGTTGTTTGTGGTGCTGGGTTTAGGAGCGTATTTTACATATGCCCATTTTCAGTAAGCCAACAGCCAAGCAAGAATGGGACAAGACTTGGGCGTCCCCTGGTCGCACATTTCCTAAGCACCTTATCAGTAATGACTATCGCGGTACAATCCAGTATGGACCTCTTTTAGATGATAGTGGTTGTTCAAAACAAAGATTAAGTGGGAAACCGGTCAAGGGTTTCGATCAGCTTTCTTTGTTTGACCACGGTGGATTTCAACCATTCACTTATGCGTCGAACTTGACAAATGAAGTGGCCTCATTGACGAATCGAGCTCAGAAACGGACACCCACTCCGGTTCAGAGCGAAGTCAAAATGTTTATTCGGTGGGTTAAGGCTTGTTTCCGTGAACTTTTTCCTGGGTTCCGGTGGCATTGGCCAGCTACCAACGAAGCATATCTCCGCAACAGTAACGCTAGCCCCAGCGTGAAAGCGGCGATTCAGCGAGCTATGACTAAGTTGGCAGAACGTGGTGTAACACATTCATCGGTCTTGTCGCGCAGTGAATTGTACAAATGGACAACGCGCAAGGCTTTTGTGAAAATGGAGAACAACTGTTATAAAACGCCCTGGGGTGTGGTTGATAAACCCCCCAGGTGTATTCAGGGAGCTCAACCTGAATTTATAGCGTTAGTTGGTCCAACCATGATGACTATACAAGCAGAGTTGAAGCGTATTTGGGGTAAGCAGTTTTCGCTAATGTTTACGTCCGGAGTTTCAGCAGTTGATTGTGCTAGCCACGTTGATATCCCCGGCTGGGTTGTTTTTGAGAATGACGTTTCCAGCTGGGATGCGAGTATTTGTGAGGATTTGTGCCGATTGGAGGTGTGGTTGGCTAAGCAGTTTGGTGCCGGTCGTGCGGTGCTGGATTTGATGTCTGCCAACATTAACACCCATGGGTTCACAACCCACGGTGCACGGTATAAGATCAAGGGGACGCGTAAATCGGGCGATCCTTATACTAGCCTCATGAACTCAATTCTCAATACTCTCATGCATATTTGGGCGTTTGTAAGGAAGGCGTGCCCCGACAAGACAGAGCGTCAGAAAAGCTTTGGTTTTGCCGACGTTTCGGATTTGCTGAGAAAGGTGCGAGTAATCGTGCAGGGGGATGACATTCTTGTCGTTTTCCATCCGAGCTTAAAACCTGACTTCCATGTGCTTTGGTTGTTAGGGTTTAAGGCCGACAACATCTACAGGAAACACATAATGCATGCAGAATTCTGTTCTTGCTATGTGTATCGCCTTGCGGATGGTCGAGCCTGTTTTGGTCCTAAGCTTGGGCGTGTGTTGGGCAAGTTTTTGTGCTTTGTTTGCCCACCCGTGCATGAGTACCCACTAGCGATGGCCCGTGGCGTTGCATTAGGTTTCGCTAATGCTGC